TGCGACGGTGTTGCCGGTTGCGGACTTTGATATTGCGGGGATAATGTTGGGCATGGATTTTGACGAGGTTAAATTTATCGCCGCCGTCGATGGGCTTTATACCGAACGGCCGAAAAATAGTGTTGTGTATTCGATACACCCGGATTGGAAATATAATCTTGATTATGAATGCCGGCAACAGAAAATCTATGCGCCGGCGGCGTTGGAAAAATGTATAAATTCACTTGCGCGGAATCGTGGGGTTTTGTATGCGTCGGAATTGCACCTGGTGCGGGATGTTACGGGCGAAACAATCGATGTGTTTTTCACAAGCAACGCAACCGATAATGTCGTGTGGAAAATCGTATATCGAAATGACACAGATGAAATAGAGGGCGACGCGGAAAAATTCGAAAATCAACGCGACAAGAAAACAATGTATTGGTGGCAAAATGTTGTTGATAAATACGGTGCACCAAATGCCGGTAATTCGCGTTGGGCAAGTTCGGATAATTCATTTGACCCGATGATGACGGCGTATTCGGGCGAATTGGAATTGATTGATTGTGGCAAACATACGGAAGACGGTGCCCTTAACGCGCAACATTCCCAAGATAACTTTGCCGCGAAACCGTATGCGTTTTAAGATATGGATTCTTATAAAACCGGAATTTTTTCAGAATTTTTTGCGTGCGCGTTTTTAATTCTGCACGGGTTTAGGATTTTGCATCGGCGTTATACAACCGGGCGAAACACTGGGCGCGCAGAAATTGATATAATCGCAAAACGCGGGAAACTTATTATTTTTGTTGAAGTAAAAAAACGCAAAGATGTAATGACCGCGTGGGGTGCGATTACGCCCGCGCAACAAAGGCGGCTGCGATTGGCGGCGGAAACATTTTTGTTGCAGCGGCGTTGGCGCGGTGACGCGCGGTTCGATGTTATCATCGTCCACGGCCGACATATCGATTGGACGAAAAATGCGTTTTAGTGGGTAGTGGTAAGTGTTAGTGGCTAGTGGTTAGTCGTCTCTTGAATCAATCCGTAATTGCGAAATTATTCCAGAAAGCAAAGTTCCCATCCTGTGGAGGGGTGGCGGGTATCGGGCCCCGCAAAATTTGAAAAATTTTGTGGGTGATGTCCACCCGCCGGGGTGGTCTTTCATATTCCAGATATTTTATATTTATAAAAGACCACCTCCCCCTTCGGGTACTCCTCCGAAGGAGGAGAACTTGGCTCTCTGGAATCCACAAAAAACGGGCGCAAACGCGCCCGCACTAACACTAATCACTTACACTACCCACTATTCTGGTTTCGTACTATCTAGTAGTTTTTTTAACACCGGTTTTACACGAATCAGAAAAAGCGGTTGCTTTCTTTTCGGTGGCACTTAGCGTATCAACTTGTTTCGCGCCCGCGATCATGTTTTCTTTACATTTTTGCTGATACATAGCAAAAGCTTGCTCTGCCGTTATTTCGCGTTCTTTGGATATTCCCCTTTCGACACCCCTGGTCTCTTTCACCCAAAACGGGGATTCACCTGGGGTCAGACACGCTGAATAAAGACTTTTTATTCCCTGGGCAGCGGGTTGGGTATCGTCAATCACAGTGTCGGCCAAACAAATATTTTCCTGTGAGAATGCCTGTTTTGGATAAATTTTAATCTGATCACCACCTGTTGCCGTTAAACGATTTAGAAATTCCAAAATACGTTTAGCCCGGTTCGCCATATCATCTATCATATGGGCATCAACTTTATTGCCAGGTTCTTGGTTGAAAAACAAACCCCAGATTTTGTTTCTTAGTGTGCGTGATAACTCCCCGCGCAAGGCTATATTTTGTTCGTTATCTTGGGAATAAATATTTACAATAGTATCCACAGAAAAATCTTCCTTTATCAAAGGGAATTTTTCCAAAATTTTTTCTGCGATTGCCTTTACAAGAACTTTCTTTTGACTCACGGGGGCCCCACCAGTATAAATGGCGATATCTTCATAATCATAAACCATAATTGAATCTATCAAATTATCATTGGCTTTACCGTTTTTAATAAGTGTCCCATCAATATCAACCATGGGTGTGGTAACAAAATACATATTTGGGTTTTCAATATAACTTTGTATCACCGCCCTTTCGTCTTCGGGACTGGCACCATTCATATATGATAAATATTTCTGCCCAAATGCATAGTTAGGATGTTTTTCTAATATCATTTTCAATCCTTTCTGGGCATCTTTATTATCTTTCACACTACGCCAATAACCATCTATTGAGCGATTTGCATGGCTGTAATACCCCTGTTCGGCCTTTTCAATCAATTTATCCAACAAAACATTCCCAATCGGGCGGTATAATTCATTGGCCATCAAACCATCTTCGTAAATATGGCACAAAGGGTGACTTACTGAAGCTATGTCATCCTCGTGTGACATACCTTTTTCGGTCGCCTGCACTGCTTTTTCAACCAATTGAACATAGTAATCACCCAGCACCGCCAAAGCTTCTTTGGGGACCTGCGCTATGTTACCACGTCTAAAATCATCCTCAAACTGCTCTAACTGTTCTTCTGTAAAGCCGAACTTTTTATTTGATTCTGTCATGTTTTACTCTTTTGGTTTCGTTGTATGGCTTTATAATAACACAGAAAACAAATATTGTCAATACGCTATTAAATTTTTTCAAAAAATGCTTTGTAGTAGGTAGCGGGCAACGCCCCCTCTTCGTCGCGTATTTGACGCGACAGAGGGAAAAGACCACCCTGCCCTTCGGGCACCCCTCCACAGGATGGGAACTTTGCACTCTGGAAGAAGTCCGTAATTACGAACAAATTCCAGAGACGACTAACCACTTGCACCCGTCGCGGCACACCGCGCCGCGGTTACACTAACCACTTGCACTTACCACTAACACTATTTTATCACTGCCGTTTTGATAAGGGTCAGGTCTTCTTTGATGCCGTCGATTTTTAGTTGCAATTGCCCTATTCCGGTTTCCAAAATCGTTGTGCGGTTTTCAAGTGTCGTTATGCGTGTCGTCAATCGGTCAAGTTCGACCAGTGCGTTATCTTGGCGCGCGACCCAATATATCATGCCCGCGATAAACGCGATAAGGAACCAACCACTGCGTAATGTGTCGATGATGTTTGCGAATCCATTAGATTTTGGCATTGCTGCGCCCCCGTTCAATTAAAGTTTCAATTTGATGCACGATTGCGCGCGCACCTTCCAGTGCGCGCAATTCGCCGTCCGTTGCATGTGGCCCCAGCACCCTTTCGATTGTTATCCGGCGCAGGTGTTCAATGACCGCCCGCCCCGATGCGCCCGCAAAAGTGCGGGCGTATTCGTGTGCAATTTTTTCCATACGCGCCCCCTATATCAATGTTCCGTTTTCCGCGACCATTTGTGCAATCGGGGCGATGTATTTTAATTCCGCGTCACTGTGCAGTGATATTTTGTCGATTACCCCGCGCCGTGCAAGGATTTGCAATCCGCGGTCGCAAAGCGGCCGGATAAATTCGTGCAGCAATCGTCCATATGTCGCGCCCAATATACGCAACATGTCCGCATTCCGCGCAAGTATTTCCGTTGCGGTCATTTCTTTGTCCGAAAGCGTGCCGATTCTGTCCGCAAGCATTGTGTGGCGGATGCGTTCGCGCAGGTCTTTTAAAATTATTTGCGATACATCGAAATTTGCACCCGTTGCAAGTGGCGTAAGGCCTGTACTGCCCACCGCTTTTGGGATTATCGCACCGGGGGTAAGGTTTATGTTGCCAAGGTTTATGACGCCGTCATCGTCGGCCTGCCATATGCCACTGACCGCGATGGTTGCGTTTTTTAGGACAAGTTCGACGACCTTGTTCGCGGTTTTGATATCGGGTAGCGCCCGCAGCACCGGCCCGCGGCCGTACAGTTCACCACTGGACACGGCCCAGCGGAATATGATGTATGGGTTCGTTTCAAATGTGCCACGCGACACAATGTTATTTTCAAGATTGCCACCGACATCTATCCATGCGGTAAATTCCGTGTCAACCAATGCCTGGACCAGGCGCAATTGGTATTCCGGATTTTGCTTCATCGCGTCAAGGATTGCGTGCGGTGGTGTCCATTCGGGATAACGACGCGCGACATCTTGGGCGGTCATGGTTGCCGTGTGAAACACCGCGTTCGGCAAAATCGCAATATCCGTCATCGGAATCGCGGTAAAGTTAAACGCACTTGCCGCACCAATTGGCGATTCAGACATAAACAGACATGCCGTACCAAGTGTCACCAAATCAAGATAACATTGGTGCACCGTTGTATAAAAATTTGATTCGTTTAGGTTCGAACGCAATGCCATTGTCGCCGTTGCCGCATCTGGGGAATCTTCGGATTCAGGAATAAGGTTCAACCACAATGATTCCGGCGGGGTTAGTAATGAATACATACACGCCGCCAAATTATCCGCCGCGTCCGCCGCCGTTCCATCGAACAGTGTTGCAATTTCTTCGTCGGTTGTTGGCATTGTGTAACGGCGCGCGTCGGCCCAGCGTTTAATCCATGGTTCGCGCAGTGAAAGCGCACGTGAATACATTTGTTGTAAGTCATATTTCATTTTTCTTCCTTTTGGTTAAAGTTTGAATTCTGTGTTCGCGATAAAGGGGCGAACGTTTGTTCCAATGGGGCGTGTTGGTATGGGCGAACATAAAATCGCGCCCGCAACCGCGTCCAATCCGTCGTCATGTTCGCCGCCACCAATTGGTGTCCATGCCAACATTTCCGATATAAATGGGGTTTGTGTTATGCGCCGGTGCGCGTAAAGTCGCCCGGTCGTAAGCAACGGTTCGATTGCATCCAAGATTCGGTCTTCTTTGCGGCGGCTGTTGCTTATCGGGCGGATTTGTATTTCATAGCCCGCGCGCGCAATTGTTTCACGCATAATTTCCGGCAATGCCGCACCGATTCCGTTTGTTTCAAGTGCAAGTGTCCTTTGCCGGTGTGCACGCACGAACGACAAAACCTTTTCACATTGGTATGCAAGTGGGTATTCAACTTCGTCTGGGACAACCAAATAAATCATATCGTGAATAAACATGCGATGCGTTTTATCATCACGATAGACAAGTGTGCAAACACTGTTATCCGAATTTCGTCGCCCGCCCGACGGGTCCCAATATATTGTCGCGCCGGTTATCGGTGTTTCGTCAATTCGGCACCCGTGCGGATCAAATTCCGCGTCATATAATTTTATTCCCCCTGGGTCAAGGCGGATTTTATCGGGCGCGATATATTGCAACATCATTTGTGCCGAAAAATGTCGTTCGCCCACGGTTTTGCGGATTTTATCGATTTTTTCAATTGGAAAAACCGCCGGCCACGCCGGGTTTCCGTCACTGTCAATTATTGGAATTCTTAGTTCCGAATAACCCGATAAAAAAGGCGTTGAAAAAACATTTTTTTCGTATACTATGTTTGACATGGACTTTACTCCCAAAACTTTGCCAACGAATTTAGAGGCCGAACAGGCCGTTCTTGCCGCGGTTTTAATGAAGAATCGCGCACTTGAAAAAATTTCCGAATTTTTGCGACCGGAAGATTTTTCGCACCCCGCGCACCAAGAAATTTATAAACTTGCCCTGCGCCAATTTGCCGCCGGAATTCCGTTTGATATAATCACCGCAAAAAACTATTTGGACCAGCAAGGAACATTGGAATCGGTTGGTGGCGTTGAATATTTGACCCAGTTGGCAAGTGCCGGCGCAACCGTTGTAAATGTCGAACAATACGGTCGAATCGTTCATGAAAATGCGGTGCGGCGCGAACTTATTGATTTTGGGCAATCGGTCACCGATGCCGCGTTTGTCGAAGACCTTGATAACCCGGTATCGTCACAGATTGAATCCGCCGAACAAAAATTGTTCAATTTGGCAATGACCGGCGATGCGTCACGCGATGTCGTGCCGATTGCAAACGCGTTAAAAGACGCCCTGAGTGAGGCGGAAATCGCATACAAGGCGGACGGAAAACTTTCGGGACTTACCACGGGACTTACCGATTTGGACCGCGCAATAAGTGGTTTGCATAAATCCAACCTTGTCATTATTGCAGGGCGTCCGGGTATGGGTAAAACCACACTTGCCATGAATATCGCGTTCAATGCCGCAAATGCAATTTATTCCGGACGCGCGAACGAACAATATAAGGGCGCGGTCGCGTTTTTTAGTCTTGAAATGGGCGCATCTGAATTGGCGGCACGCGTTTTATCGTCCCAGGCGCGAATTCCGTCATCCGCGATGCGTGAAGGTTCACTAACGGATGAAGATTTCCTTAAAATGGCCCAGTTTTCTGATGCAATCGGGCGGATTCCGTTGTTTATTGACGACACGCCGGGCATGTCTTTGCCAATGATTCGCACGCGGGTGCGGCGTCTTGCACGGAAATATAATGGTATCGCGCTTATTGTTATTGATTATTTGCAATTGCTGACTTTGCCGGGCGGAAAACGCAGTGACAATCGTGTGCAAGAATTGTCTGAAATTACGCGTGGTCTTAAAATGATGGCCAAGGAATTTAGTGTTCCGGTTATTGCCCTGTCGCAATTGTCGCGCAGTGTGGAAAACCGCGACGATAAACGGCCGCAACTTGCCGATTTACGTGAATCGGGTTCAATTGAACAAGATGCCGACATTGTTATGTTCACATATCGTGAAGAATACTATCTGCAAAATCGTGACCCATCACGACGACTTTCAAATGTGCCGAATGAGAAGTCTGTTGATTCGTGGCAAAACCGACTTGAAAAGGCCAAAGGCAAGGCGGACATTATCATTGGCAAGAATCGTCACGGACGAACTGATACGGTGACGGTCGCATTCTTGGCGGAATATAGTTTGTTCGATAACCTTGGTGAAATGGCGGGACGCGGCGTGGAATTTGCCCCTGATTCCCCAAATGTCCCCGAACCTGTTGATGCACCAATGTCAATTGATATTGATGAAATTCCAGATGAATTCGAATAGTAGTGTTTAGTGTTAGTGATTAGTGGTTAGTGAACCACACCCCGGCCTGCGGCCACCCCTCTCTAGAGGGGAACTTTGCTTACTGGAATAAATCCGTAATTGCGCAATTATTCCAGGATATACTAACCACTAATTACTAACACTAACCACTTCGTCACTTTTTCCTTGCCATAGGTCAGAAAATCACTTATTATTTTGTCAAGATTTACCCAAGGAGTTTTCAATATGGCCCAAGAAGAAATCATTTTTCCAAACAATATCCGAAACATACGACTTGCCGCGGGCATGAAGATGACCGAACTGGCGCGGCGTTCAAATTTATCACTATCCGCCGTTTCCAAGATTGAAAAGGGCGTGCGACGTTTGAATCAAAAGCAGTTGTTGAATATCTGCAATATCTTGGGGTGCAAGTTATCAGACATTTTCATCAAGGACACTGACGAGGTTGCATCAAAATGGCAAAATGAAATCACCCGTCGTATGAATGATAATGAAGATGGTGGTCTTAAAGTATTTGGTACTGGGCTACGCCGGATACGTCAGCAATCTGGCAAAACCATTGCCCAGGCCGCCAAGGACGCGGGTATGACACTTTCGGTTTATCATAAGATAGAGGTTGGCCAGCGCGAGGTTTATAAAAACGAAATCGAACCGTTGGCAAAATCGTTCGCGCATTCGGTCGAAAGTTTGTTTGATAAAATCGCCGAACTTTATAAATCTGGCGAACTAACCAAACAAATGAACAAGGTCAAAGAACGCGTAAAGGCCGTTTTGGTACCGGGCGATTCGTCGGACGATTTTGATGAAACGCATGGACATTTGTATGGGGCAAAACTGTATGATAATGCCCGCAAGAAATTGATTCCCGTGTTTGGACATTCTGATGGCAAGGTCATAAGTTTCGTACGGTCTGAATCGAAAATGATTGCGGCACCGGCAAATCTTGAAGGTAGGCGTAATGTATATGCGATTATTCCTAACTCTAAACGTTCGGGCGGTTTTATACCGGAAAAATCTTATGTTTTTGCGGATACCAAGGCGAATGTTGTGCCTGGGGATTTGGCTGTTTTTATTGATGCCGAATTTAGTTCATTAAAAACCGAAGAAAAAACAACCGCTAATATCGCCGTTGTGCGTAAAGATTCCAAGGGCAAAATTTACGGTCAAATGGTTTCGCCCGATGAAAAGATTTCTGCGCCGACAATGCACAAGGTTATAATGATTTTGGCCGAATAAAACACAGCATGGGGGAATAATCGGGATGAAAGCAAGGGCAAGTGTTATTGCGCAAAAACTTTTAAACCTTTATCGCCAGGCACATGTTATTGTTGGCGGTTGGGGCGCGGTGAATCGTGTTTTTATTGACGAAGCAACCGATGAAATCTTGCATGAATTGCAAGATTTGCCCACTGGGAAAATGTTGATTCAACATATTAAAAATTTGCGCGACGGCGTGACCCCGATGGATTCTGTTGCACGCGAATTGTTGCCATATGGTGGCATGATGGTGGAATCCGCAGTCGCATCAGACATGGCGAATGACGAACTGAAACAATTGATTTTGGCAATTGATTCATTTAACCCAAGTCTTGATGGCATAAATCGATTCATGGCGAATCCAATCATTAAAAAATTCGGTGACGATTGGGTGGCGCGTTCAAAAAATGCCCTGTTCAACAATCCCGAAGCATTACGAAAATTTGATGATATCGTTCGCGCGGCCACGGCTTATCGTATGTGGGACAATGCGAACGAAATTCTTGGACACAATGTGACGGACCGGGTGCGTGCCGACCTGCAAGTCGACATGCCGGAATACGAAACATATTTGCCAATGTTTGGTGATGAAGGCAAAGAACTTTTGCATCGCTTACATGGTCTGCTTAGTTCTATGCCGTCGCATGATGTGGCCTAGGATGTTCGATATATGGTATCCATTGTGTGTGGTGTTCCAATATAAATCATTGTCCCATTTGGCGATAGAATAAAATCTAATTCACGCAGTCTTTCGCGTAAACATGCGCGTTTTTTTACCGTGTTACATGTATTTGGAACCTCTATATCATCGCATATTATTAAATCCGCACGCATACCAGTTATGTTGCCATAAACACCTTGGCATACAACCGATGGTTCGCGTATTCCGATTGGTCGGTTGATTGTTATTTTGTTTTCCGCCCATTCGCGTTTATTTTTTGGTATCATGTCCGCACACCACGGATGATTTTCCAAAACATGTCTGATATGCATAACCATTCGTGTTGCAAGGTGCGTTTCCGCGGATAAAATCAAAATGCGTGTTTCCGGATGCAGGTATAATACGCAACTTGCGAAAATTCCGACGATTGTTGATTTTCCGGAATGCCGAAACGCCATAAGCAACCCCCGACGCGAATCGCCATATGTGACGTCGGTTAAAAAATTCATCATTTCCCTATGATGCGCCGGTGTTTTATACCCTAAAATTTGGTTCCAAGAATCCAAAAATTCATTATATCGATTCATATTTCTTAAATCAATTTATCAAGGTGTTCCAAGATAGAGGTAAGCATATTTTTCTTTTTTGTCGTGATATTTCCCAATTTAATCATGTTTGATTTCTTTTTATTATCGTATGGCGTTTCAATCTCTTGTTGCAATCTGGCCAAAACGTTCTTTTCGGTTATGCCGTTATTCGACATACCGTTTGCGCCATTTCGGGCGCGCTGGGTGGCAAGAACTTTTTTTACTATGTTCTGTTTTTCCGCTTCGTCCGATGCGATTTCTGCTAAAATTTTATTTTTATTTTTTTCGTTTGTGTTTTTATTTTCTTTGTAATTCAAAATATCTGTCACATCTGAAATAATTTGTCCCATTTTATATCCCCTTTGTTTATTTTTAAATTTGATACCGGCCGTATATGGTCACAGACAGAATTTTTAATGGCAGACTGTCCGTCGTAGAAATTTTCCACGGGGCATCAACCAAATCTGATGATGTTCCCAAAACATTTATTGACACATCACCACTGAATCCCGACGAATCCGTGTCATAAACATCATTTGGTAAAATTGCGCGTTCACCATTTATGAACAATGTTTTTGTGTCATAAACCCGAACCATTATTTTTGTTATTCTTATGTATTTGGCGTTGTGACCCGATGTCAAAAGTGGCAGGCCATGTACATTGGCGCTGTATTCATAATTTTCGTTATCAACAAATTCTGAATCAGAAAAATATTCAATGTAAAAATTATCGCCACGTTTTACAACGACAAATGTTTTTTCGCCTGATACCGTCACCGACATAAATTGTCCGTCTGTTGTATAGCGCCCCCATGCCGATATTCCAAGTGATGTGTCATAATCTAATACCGCCATATTTCCATCGGACATTACAACAAAAAGTTTTTTCATGTTTTTGTCGTATGCGATATCTATCGGATCCGTTATAAGGTGTTCAGATAAAGCACATAAATTATTTGCGTTATAATTTTCGCCCAAATCATCAAGGCAAAGTTGTCTGATATCGCGTTTGTTTTTTGAAACAAATACTGTTTTACCTTCCATTTGTTGTGGGGCAAGATATTTATCCGCAACACTGCCAATTGATGTGTGCATTTTTATATTTACTGATTCCGGGGTAAGTGGTTTATTTGAAATCGCCCATTCGCCTTCGGATGTAAATATTTGTAAATTATCGCTGCTAATTAATGTGCAAATGTGCTGTCTGCGGTCGGAAAGTAATGTCAAAAATATCGCCTCGTCATCCAAGCCTGTTCCGATATCAAAATTTCCGTGTTGACCAACATGCGACATCCAAATTCCACCGGGCCATGATTTTGCACCACCAAAAACCAACCTATCTTGGTGAAATGTTATCGCCGATGGCCAACCGCGACGCGGACTAAATGCCGCTTCTTGCCAATCTGATACGGGGGCGTTTGGCATTGTATATGTTCCATTGCACACAACGATTATATCTGTGGCACTTACATAAGAAGTCACCAGCCAAGTTTTACCTACTGCAAACAAATGCCCACCAACATTGTTTTGGGTCCAAAAATCCTCGCTTGCAATAAAGTGTATGGTGTCACCCGAATTCGTGATGGTTATCGTGACATTTTCTGAATCTTCAAACCGCATAAACGGAATTTCGATATTTTTGGTATCCAATGATTTTGAAAAAGCGAAATTTTTTATTTTGAAAACGCCGTTATCATTATAAAAAACAATTGGTGCGTAATCCGGGTGCACAAATATCATCGTACCGAAACGTTGTGCGTATTGAACATTTGGTATGTCGGCAATTGTCCATGGTGTCAAAACATCTTGAACAAATGAATCGTTTGCGTAAATTCTTATGCGACCATTCATCATCGCCAAAATATATTCTTCGGTTTCGGATGCCGAAAATGAAACAAGCCGTGCATTTCCAATCAACTTTACTGATTTTTTTAATCCGGGCCTGCGCCTAAGTCCGCCACCGGCACATACGTCAAAATTTTCCATATATGCAACGCCTTGGATATCATCGTTTTCAAAAAAGTTCGTTGAAATTTCACCGTTTGCAAAAGATTTTTGTGTCCTTATAAAATTTCCCA